GACCAGCAGACCAGCAAGACCAGCATAATTCCTTTAATATATGGCCGCGGCGCAGAAGCCATTTAATGCATACCATGAGATGCCGAGCACGCTTCGGACTAGAGTCGCACGGCCTAGGGGCCGGCTCTAGTTACCCTCTCGCGCTTGCTCGGTGTTATAATATAATATAATATATGAAACAAAACTTTGTGTAGGCTTGCGAACGTTCTGAATGCATTCCAGGTGTAGCCTTGGATTGATGGGTAATGATGGGTCCAAGGCTACAAAAGTTTTTACGACTGTGAGCACTAACGACTACTCAAAGTTTTGGTGGCACACTAAATAATTATAAGTAGCCACCCGTAGGTAAGTGATTATGGAAATCAATGACATCATAAATCAATGACATCACACAAATGACATCACCTTACTCGACACTGTTTATATCATACAATTTATTCAACACAAATTCATTACTCTATCCTGAAGAAAGAAAAGCCTTATGTCAAGAATACAATCAGAAAGTACAAAACAACCTAAACTTGCATTTATCGACTTTCGTTGGAGTGTTAAAGGATTCGAAGAGGTGAGTACTAATACATTTGCGGGCTAAGAACCGGGTGTGTTAGGAAAGCACTTACATGTTTATGGAGACACGGTTAAGTAGGAAACTAACGACACGTTCATATTCATGCATGTCTAGAAACAACAAGATGTCTTCCACTCCTTCATCAAATCTATCTGCAAGAGATTTATATATCAGCTCGAAAATACGAATGAAGATGGAAAAGATAACTACCATTATCAAGGATATGGAGAACTCATTACAAAGCGAAGAGCAAGCACAATTAAATCGCTTGCTATATCGAGCAACGGATTATTTAACGGAATTCGAATTGAGTCTGCTTCAACTGCAGGTCAGTAACAAACAACAACCCATTATGGTGCTGTATCCATTGGTATGTGCAGCATGTGGAAAACCCTGGCCTCATAGTATCGGTATGTTAAATGATCAGGTCGGGAGGCTCTCAAAGCATACTGTCTCAAAGAAGAAAGCCGAGTAAAAGGTCCCTGGAGTGATACAGTAGTATATATGGGAAATGATCTGCCAGGTACGTTATGGGCATGGCAAGAAGAAGTGAAGGATCGATGCACAGCAGCAGCAGCTGATGATCGAATGGTAAATTATATTATTGATAAAAAGGGTGGTACTGGTAAAAGTAAATTTTGTAAATATATGTGTTATAAGCATAAAGCTTTAATGGTTCCATGGGGTAGAACTGGTGATATATTAAATTTGGTGGTAAAAAAAGGAGCAAAAGATATTTATTTATTTGATTTATCAAGATCAAAACCACAAGATTGGGGAAAAGATGATATATCAGCAGCAATGGAACAAATAAAAAATGGTCATATAGTTAATCTTAAATATGAAACTGATACATTCATGATGTCCCCTCCCCATGTTTGGTGTTTCAGTAACTCCGTCCCAAACTTGGGTTCCATGTCCATGGATCGGTGGAGGTTCTGGGAGATCATTGGACACGAACTTAGGTTGGTATCATCAAGAAGACTTAAAGAATTACGTGGGGAAGATACCACTAAACAATCCTAGCTTAGAATCTAGCAATAGTGAAGAAACAGTAGCTTACCACTGGTTAGATGATTGTGTCTGCTTGTGCAAGACTGCATCGCCTTGTGTGTGGAGCCATTTAAAGCAAGCGTTAGTTTGCTCACATTGTTGGAATGAATTAGTTTGATTACAAAAAAACAAAACTAACGCTAGCATGCTTAACTTTGACCTAGTTGAACAGGATCAAACCACTCAACATAATAAGTAAACTGCACGCGCATAAAATAAGAATTAGCAGATTGTGCAGTTCCATCAGCACCACACACAACAGTATGGAATATAAGATCTTCAGTTGGAGTAGCACCAGACACAGCTTGGTATCGGTCATCCGACTTGTAAACAGAAGGTAAGACACCATTAAGACGAGGAAGATTGACACGACCAGTGAGAGTTGCTGGCCATCCAGCTTGCATAACTTTAGTAACTGCATAAGGAGATTCTGAAGCAAGAGTATAATTAGTAAAAGTTGAGGTAGAATTATTAGGGACAGTAACAATACGGAGTCCCCCTGTGCTGCCAGAAGTAACTTCAATACGATAAGCAAAGGCAAAAACACGATACCTATTATACAAAGCAGCATAAGTATCTCGTCCATAAGGTTGATGACCAGTACCAGTTAAATTGGGATCGAAAGTGGAATTCATATTCCACAAGTAATCAATAGTAGAACCATTGCCAGTCAAGTTGTCCTCAACATACTTCATCTTGACGATAGCACGCTGAGGCACAGGACCAGCACTGCGAACAACAGTGGTAGTTCGAGCACCACGAACAGAAAGATAAGGGGATATACGACGAGTATTAAAAGGGTTACGAGAAACCCTACGGGTAGGACCAACACCCCCTCTGGGGGTTCCACGCTGACGCTTGGAAGGGGTGTTCACCCCCATGAAAAGCTTACGCTTATAACCAGGCATCCTATTCACGGAAAAATGAAAGTGTGAATAGGCTGTAGCCTGAGGCGCTGACGCTGGAATGCCGTTTCAGGCTACAGTGTGGTATGAAGAGTATATACTATAGACCAGCAGACCAGCAAGACCAGCATAATTCCTTTAATATATGGCCGCGGCGCAGAAGCCATTTAATGCATACCATGAGATGCCGAGCACGCTTCGGACTAGAGTCGCACGGCCTAGGGGC